AAAGGTATACAAACGACCCATTTTTAACATTTCCCAACACATTTTTAGCAGTTGTTAGCACAGTTTGGCACGCTTTTTGCTGCGAGCCGTGCCAAAAAGCCGATGAAACGAAGTTTAACATTTCGTTAACACAGTTTAACCTATGAATAAAGATGCATCATCGCCTGAGAAATCGCATAAATATTCGTCAGGTGAAACTGGGTGTGGCACAAGCCTGATGAGTTGTTGCCTGATGTCTGACGATGCCGATGTGAAGCCGGGTGTTGCACATGCCTGACGTTGGGTGTGTCCGAATGTGGACTGACCCCTGACGTGGCGCACACCTGACGTTTCAGATGCAGCTTATTCAGCAGATGCAGCATAAGCCACATAAGCCACATTCGCCACCATAGCCACCTGACGCAAAATAAGCCACCTACAGGGCATTAAAAAGACCCTGTGGGCAATTACACCACACAGGGTCTTACAAGGGCACAGGGCTCATTCTATATAAACACCCTGTTCCAGTTGTTCGTATATTGCCCGTTGCTCACTGGTTAATATATTGGCGTTTGCAATGCTTCCAACGTGTTCGGCTCTTATAAACCCTTTGAAAGTGCCTATATAGTCCGTTACGTTGTCTTTGTTCCTGTTGCCTTTGTCCTTACTGGTGTACCACTTCATTTTAATGTAAGGTTCAAGCCCGTATAATAATTGTTCGTTCCAACTGTCAGCCCCCACAAGGTTTATAGTGTCGTTTTGTGGTGCTGTGTAAATTATATCGGTGCTGGGTGCTACATCTTCAACAAGAAACACAATGCCGTTATAACTTAAACGTGCTATGCCCTCACCTGTAACCGTGTTAATGACGTATTCCAGTCGTACCGATTTGCCCACGTATTCCACGGGTACGGAAACAAACCCCTTGAACGGCAAAAACAACTGTATTTCGCTTTGATAGTCGGTGTTGTCGTTATTGTGTGCTGGTATCTCCACGCTTCCGAAATCAAGCGTTACACGGTCTTTGCTGGGTGCTAAACACTCAATGCCAGTTTCATAGTTACCGCATTTTATTTGGTCGGTGCTGCTGGTCGGTATTTCGGTATGTATTCGCTTTATACGGTTTACATACTGCCCCAAGTCTATAAGGTAATAACTTGTTTCCCCTGCTGTCGTTTCGGTTCTGAAAAAACGCTTTTTCGCAAAGTCTGCAAGGTTATCCAGTGTTACCATATACACGTTTATACTGCCGTAATTAGTTCCTATCACGGTAACGGGTACGGTGTCCCCCGAAATGTTTATACTTTCATAGTCGCCTATTTCGGTGGCTGGGTCGCTGGTGTCTATGTATGCCGTTGCCGTGGTCTTGTCGCTTGATACATCAAAGTTTTTGCTTATGTAATCGCCGTATTCGTTTTGCCACGACAAAACGGGGGCTGTTTCAAACTCTGTGTTTTCGTTTGCTATCAGTTCCACGGATAACGCCCCGTTTGGCTTCACAAATTCGGGTAACGGGTTCACGCTGCTGCACCCTGTCAAACTCACTTCCAACAAATACACCCCACCGAAAACACCGTTAATCGTTATAGGCTTTGTTCTGTCTGCGTCCGTAATTGTTACGGTTGCCGTGCTGTCGTACTGGTTCACGGTAATTGCCAGTTCTGCCGTTGCTGTTTCCCCTGCTGTGTTGGTGTACTGTACTCCAGTATCATAGAAACGCCCACGGGGGTAACTCCCGCTTTGTACGGTAATATCAATTTTCACGGTGTCGAAAGATACCGTTAATGTGGTGTCGGCTATGTTGTTTATAACAGTCGGTTCGGATACGTCCTCGCTAATTGTTACGCCTGTAAGCGTAATTTGGCTTTGTTCCATTTCGTCCGTCAAAGTGGCTGTTTTCTTGTCGCTGCTCAACGTTAGGGGTGTTTCCCTGTAATCACCGTAACCGTCCGTATATTGTGCCTTAATTTCGCCCGTGAACTTGTAACCCTCATCAGCCGTTACCGTTAATGTAACATCGTACCCGTTCCGTACTGCTGTAAACTGGCTGTTAGGTATGTTATTAACTACGTTTTCCATATCTATTTATCGCCTTTAATAGTTACCATTATTATATTGCCTTCTTCACTGAATAGCCCCGTATTTGGAAACTCCAACTTTTCAAAGTTCGGCAAAGTTGAGTAAATCAAAGAACGGGTGTTAATGTGGGTGTCTGCGTTGTCCCTTTCGGTAATAGTACCCCGTGCCTGCATTATTTCCCTTTCGTATGTCTTTAACACGTCCACACGCAAAGACAATATAAAAGCGTCCCCCTCTTGTATCTGTGCGTTATCAATGAAATAATAACGGTTCAGTGTTGGAATATAACAGTAATTGAACGCAGGAATACCGTTGTAACGGATACGCAAAACGGGGTTTTCCATGTCGAAATTTGAACGCAAAACGCCCTGTATGTCCGTGGACTGCCCCAAAGTTTTATTAACAGTGTTAGGGTGTCCCAAGTAGTTATAAAAATGTATTGTTATCATATATCCAGTATTAAAAGAACGGGCTGGCAATGTTACCACCACCAACCCGTCCACCGTTTAATGAATGTTTACAAAGTTATGCTACAAAGAACACAACAAAGTTTTCGTTGGTGTCGTTGAAATAGCCTGCATCAAACTTGAAATAGTTGTTGAAGAACTCGGCTTTTGCGTTGTACGTGGTTGTTACACGTCTGTCAAGGTTGCAAACACCAAGGGCATCACGGTCGAACATCACACCGAGCACACCACCGATATTAATCTCGTGTTTTCCGCTTGTCATGATGTTGATAGCAGAAGTATGAGCAAAGCCGTAATCCTCTCCACTACCTTGCCAAGATGCAACAGTCTCAGCGTTTGGCAACAGAACCTGTTCCTTGTTGTAGGTGTCGGCATACAGGTAAGCCTGTGCGCCCTTTGCGAAATCAGACAACAGGACTGTGTGCAAAGCGTCTTTTGGTGTGAAACGCTCTTTGCCGCCAACGTTGAAGAGTGTAGAGATAGACTGCAAACGGTCTGCGTACAAGCCCATCTGATAAGATGCAAAGCGAATGAAGTCGCCATCGGTCAAACACTTGTCTGCGGTCAAATTTGTGCCCTTTGCTTTGTTGTATAGAAACAACAGGTTCACGCAACGAACAGTAGAAGCAGAAGTATAGTCAAGTGCCTTAGTTGACGGTGTGAATTTGGCTGCGTCTGCAAACAGGGTTTCACCAATCATGTTGTTAATTGTGCGCATGATGAGTGCATCGGCCTTGATAGTCATAGACTTCTCAACTGCTGAGTAAATCATAGACAAGAAGCCGTTCAACTGTGCTGCGCTGCTGAAAGATTCCTTGACCTGACGTTCTGTGATAGAAACAGGAACTTCAAAAGTAACCTTTGAGTTGAAGAACTTAGCAGACACAACAGGCTTGTGGAAAATGTCCTGTTTGTACTCTTTACCGTTTGTGAGATTCCAAGTGTCGTTTTCGGTAGCTACCGGAATCTCTGCGGAAATCTTTTCCAAAACAGAACCAAATTCCCAAGCATCCATCATGACAGACGGAATCTTACCTGAATAAGGTCGGTTCACGAACACCACCTTGCCGATGTGGTTCACCAAAGACTTAACGTAGTTATCTACTACGCCCTGATTGAATACTTCCGTACCCAAGTCCACAACACCCGTTAAATCTTCCTGCACAATGTCGGTTTTGCCCAACACTTCATTTGATACGCTGTTAATAAGCGTGTAAATCTGCTTTACTTCCATGTTGTAAAATTTTTATTGTTAAACAATTATTCGTAAATATCCAATGTTATTTCGCTTACAAGGGCAAAGATAATTTTTTCCTGCCACTTGTTACGCCTTAACTCCATTTCTTTAACCACGTTTTCCGATACGTTGCCCGTTGTCCCCTGTTGTTCGGTGGTACTGGTAACGGTTTCGGTTCGTGTCTTGTTCTGCTCGCTGGTGTCCCGTTCACCGTCCGTAAACATATCATCGTTAAACGCCTTTTCTGCGTTTGTGGTGTTGTCCGTTCCCTGCTCGCTGGTGTCCCTGTTCTCGGTCTTCGTTACCCGTGACGTTGTGGGGGTTACTGCGTTATATTCTGTTGTCATTGCTTCCGCCTGTTTCAGCCAGTCGCCTAAACGCATTGAAATGATACCACGCAAAACGGCTGCTGCTGTTGTCGCTGTCAGCCCCTCGGACAAAGTACGGTTTCCATACTTAAACGCTGCCACTGCGTCCAGTGTTTCGGGTTCGGTACGGGCAAAAATGGCTGTGTACTCTTCCATGTAATCGGGGTAAAAGTATTTTTCAAACAACCCGTTACCCTCTGTAAACAGTTCTTTGTACTTCATTTTTTGCCCCCTTTCTTTTCTTGCTGTTCCTCGGTGTCCTCATCGGCTGGCTGGTCTTTGTCCTTTTCCTGCTGGTCGGTGTCCTCGGTTTCGCTTTGTTCCTGTTCGTTCCCGTCCTCGGTTTGTTCGGTCTGTTCCTGCTGTTCCTGCTGTTCCTGCTGTTCCTCGGTCGGTGCTGGCTGGTCGGTGTCGGTGTCTTCGTTGGTAGGGTCGTTTTCCCGTTCTTCTTCCGTTACCACTTCCACGCCTGTAACCAAACTTTCGTAATTTTCATGTTCAAGATACCATGAACTACCCAAACGCACGGTTATTTCAGTACCGAACATGTCATTCACCTGTGCGAGTGCTTCACGTCTGCTGTTGAGCATATTTTCAACGTAAGGTAGAAGAACGTCCACGTTCATTGAAACCTCACCGAGATTCAGGCGTTCACGCTTCATGTTGTAGTTGGCGTTCAAGCCAAGTTCGTTGAGCATTGAAGCCCTGTAGTACTGCACAAGTTCAACAAGCTGTGTGATGTACTGACTGTTTGAAACGTTTGCGGTCTGCATCGAAACACCCTTGAAGAAACTGTTTTCACCGATTACTGAAAAGTCACCGTTTAGAATCTTTTTCAGGAACTCGTCTGCACTCTGTTTGGTCTTGTCGTCAGAAGCACTTATAAGCATAGTGATTCTTGTCAGAATCGAAGCTGTGTTCAACGAAATAAGACCGTCTGTGTAGAGAACCGCATATTTACCTATGATAGGCAACATGCTTTGACCGTTGGTGTCGTTTTCCATAAGAACGCAATCAGAACCGATTCTGAATGTCTTGTTCAACTTCAACCAAGGATTTGCCACGATGTAATCAAGTGGTCGTCCGTATGCGTCCTGTTCACCACCTGTCGAACCGCCAAGGGCGTACAGGGCATCGCCCACCTTTGCTATGGCACAGTTACCGGATTCCTGTAACAGGCGTTCAAGTTCCACCTGTGGAATCGTTTCAGGCAGACCGTCATACTTGAACATCGACTGAGTGATAGCCAGAGTATGCTCCATAAAAGACGTCACAGCTACGTCCTTTGTCTTCACCTGTGCCTGATATTTACTGTATATGTTATCTAACTTCTTCATTTTACCAAAGTTTTAATTAATGTACAAAGTTCCGTCAAAACTTTCGTGTTTGCTTCGACTGTCGCATTTAACTTGTCAGTTTCTTCTTTGTGCTTGTCTTCCTGTCTAATCATAAAATAAAAAAGGGCGACACAGACAGCTATCGGAAAGCCCACGTTGCTTATTAATGATGTAACTTCGTCCATATTCATAAATATCTTATTTTTAAATTTTTTGCAAAGATACGAATAAATATTCGTATCTCCGCACGATTTACATTATTTAACACTTAAAATGTTATTCTTTGTACTTGTCATAATATAATTACGAACAATCTCACCGATTTCGTTGCTCTGATAGAACACCTTGTCGGTCACAAAGAAACGTGAAACCTTTGCTTCAAGTTCGGTTGCAGAACTTATCAGCTTACGTTTGTAGTTCGGTCTTCCGTTCATAGTGAGCGAATAAATCAGGCTGTTTTCTGTGTCCTTGATAGGCGTGGTCTTTGCGTGAATGTAGGTGAAACACTCATCGTCAACCTGAATGATGTTTGCCTGTAAGACCGTACCGTTGAACTCTATGAAGTAAGTAAACAGAACGTCTTTCGGCTTGTACTTACGTGGTAGGTGTGGATAAGCTGCAAGCTCCCATTTACCGCCAGTAATCATCTGCAAAGCCTCATTCCCGAAACAGAAGTACTTGTTTGACGGCTTTTCCTTTTCCAAGGTGTCGCAATACTCAACCGCCACCGTTGCACCATCTTCACCGAAACGATACAGGTCGATGTTTCCCTGTGGCATGTTCTGAATGTTGTCAAGTCCCATTTCTCCAAAGTAAGGACAGAACTTGTTCACAGTATTGCCAAGCATGAATACCCTGACGTTTGAACGGTTTCTGATGATAGTACTTAGAACGTTCATAAACAGCATAAACTCATCAGGTAGATAATAACGTCTTGTTATAAACTCATCAAACACAACAGTCGTTATCATAGGGTAACTTGTTGACTTGTCGTGTTCCTGTTCACTCAGGCAAAAGCCATAACAGAACGGCTTATCGTCAGGGAATCGTTTTCCCTTGCCCCTGTCGTAGTAAGACAAGAACCATTTTCCCGAAAGATAGAAAACTTCGTTGTACTTACCTTTCGTCACCTGTGACACAAAGCCGTTGACAACATGACCTGAGAAAAGTGATTCTGCACGTTTTCCCCTCAAGTCTTCACGCCATCTTCTCACGTATGCGCTCTGTTCACCTGTTTCAACGTAGTTGATAATCATGTAAGCCAAACAGGCGTAAGTCTTACCGTTTGAACGTTCACCGAAAATGATATTGTAATCGGCATTCTTTTCCAAGATTCCAGATAAACTGTAATACTTTGGTTTTTTACTTTTTCCAAACATAACTATTAATCTTTAAATTTAATACCCATTAAAAAGTTCAAATACATAACAGACAGCGAAAGTGAATACCCTGTTGCTTCAAGATGCACGCCTGACAGTTCGTGGAACTCACAGGCTTCACCAAGGTAATCAGTCAACACTCCCTGTTGCTCATAGTCGATATATGTGTGAATGTTCTTGCCTGTCGCCTGTGGCGGTATAGACAAATAGTTGGTAAACGCTTCAAAGATTCCGTCCTGTCCGTATGTTTCAAGAAGCCACGGAACTGCACTTTTCTTGTTCACACCGCTAACCGTAAGAGATACCGGGTAACTTTTACCGCCAACGGTCAAAGCGTCTTCTTCCTCAACCATATATCGCTTTGCGCCAAGGGTCTTGAATCGACTGTAAACACCCTCAAAGTCCCAAACGCCCATCAGCTTGTTTATGCCCTTGATAGTCTTAGGCTCAAACAGTTCAAAGTCTATTTTATGATGCTTTGCAGCCTGTCTTAGCTTATATTCCACCATACTGTTGTATTCCTTGAAGTACTGTTCGTGTGCCTGTCCGTTCTTCAACTTCACGGAATCTGTGTCCGAATAGATGTAATCGTCACTGCATTCGTAGATGCCTGTAAACAGGTTTCTTCTTGCATAAGCGGTTACGAAGACACCCCAAGGGTAAAACAGGAATCGGTTTCGGCTGTCGTTGTACTTCACAAGTGCTTCGTTTATCTCATCGGCTGTCAGGTGCGAAACGTCCCAATCACCGTTATAAGTGAACTCATCACGCAAAGGATTCGTCACACACATGCCATAACAGCTATTCAGCATTTCCTTACTGTTGAGATATTCCACTTCCTTACCTTTCACACCTTTCAACGTTGTTTTGTTGGCGTACAAGTGAAGAATAGACTTCACGAACTCTGTAGGCAGATAAGCCTTCTTGTAACACCACATATCGACCACATTTTCTTCTTCCCAAGTGTAGAACATCTTGAAGACGTTATAATCAACGTTTGTGATAGTCGTTACCACCCTGTCGGCAGAAAAGACCCTACCGTTGTTTTCCACCACGTTTTCCTTGTAGAAGCACTTTGAAACAGACAAGGGTGTGTCCTGTACCTGACAACTCATTATCTTTTTAAATTCGATGTCGAAGACGCAACAGTATGCAGACAGGAAAAACTCAAATTGCTTCTTGCTTTTCACTTTAACATGCACGCCCGAACTCATCGGAAACTGTTCTGCAACCATCACATAAGGGTAACTGCTTGTGAAGTCATAACTGCTCACGTTTTCGATTACATCGTCTGTGTGATTCGCATTCGCATGTGTGAAGCCACCACTAAAAGCCCTTTGCAGCGTGTTGAACTCATCAGCACCGCTTATGTTCAAATCGTGAATCGTGTTTATGTAAGACCAATTCTGCACGGTCTTCCCGAACTCGTCTTCACAGGACAGACAATGTTTACGGCAGTACTTCCTGACGAAACCTGTCTTTGTAATCGGTAAATGCGTGATGCCCTTGTAACGCTCTATCATTTCCTGAATATAGCACATTACCACTTTTACGTCATTCAGGCAATAGCCCATTTCTTTTTCCGTCAGGGGTGTCTTGCTGTGACGCAACAGGGAATAGTCCAAGTCGCCCACCATCTTTTCGCATTTATATTTCATCAGTTGACCGCCCAACTTAGCCAAGGAATAACCTGACAACAGGTAGCTACACCGGAACTCTATACCGGATTCCGTTATTGCGTAAATCGGTTTTCTCAGGTCTATTGAAAAGACCTTGTTCCACGTAAAACGGTTTCTGATAAACTGAAACTCATAGGACAAGTTGTGAACGTAAACTATCAAACGCCTGTCTTCTGACAACTGTAGGTAATCAGATACCGTTTGCATCATTTCACTAAACTCTTCCCATGTACGCCCGACTATACAGTAACCGTTGATGCCAAATTGCCAAACATACATACAGGAACACTTTTCCAACTTCACGCCTAATTTCACATACTGCTCATAAGACAGGTAATTGTCGCCACACTTGTAGAAAGAAGACGTTTCTATGTCAAAACATACAGGAATATCAAAGAACTTTTGTTTCTTGTTATTCCCACGTAAACAGGAATCGTCAACCGCCATGTCAAGAACGGCTGTTATGTCTTTTGGTGAATAGACTTCATCATGCAAACAAAAATTCTTCTTCTTTTTCATTATAGCCCGAATTTTTTCAACATACTCATTATTCTTTTTTTAATGTTGTTGGCATAGTCCAACACATTCTGTGCGTCTTTTTCCATTTCCTTTTCTATAGCCTGCTCCAACCTTGCAGCGTCTGTTTCTATTTGGTCTGAAACGTCTGCGGCTTCTGTTTCAAGCTCACCTGTGAAGTCCTTGTATCTCATCAGGTACTGTTCCACGAAGTTTTCATCGGACACAGACAAGAACTTGTCCTGAATCTTCTGTGCCATCAGGTTGAACTCGTCTTCTGTCAGGTCGTAGGCATCCATCAGGTGCTTGTTGTACTCTCGCACACCTGTGGCGGTCGATGTAGGCTGTCGTAAGAAGCCCACCGCTTTTGCATATTCTGCTTTCAGGTCTTCCCAACTGTTCTTCATCGAAAATTTCGTAAATCCCTTGATGTCACCTTTGTTCAACGACATAACTGCTGGCGACACAAGTCCCTTTGATTCGATGTTCTGAATACGTCTGTTAGCCTGTTGAAAGATTTTTCTTATCTCAGCTCTGTACTCAGGTGAAGACATCTTAGCTTCTATGATTCTTTGCTTTATAACGGCTTTGTTAAAAGAAAACGTTCTTGAACTAAAGCCTATAGGATTCGTGCCCATAACTTCTTAAAATTAAAGGGCACACCTAAAATGAATAAGTGCGCCCTATGTGTGAAACTTCAATTACTTGTTGATGTCAACGAAGTTGATACCGTAACATGTCTTTGCATGTGATTCGTAAGTGTAGATTGTGTAACCTACCTTGCCGTCCTTGATAGCCTGTACTGCTTCTGCGTTGGCAAGAATCTCACGGAATGTCTCGCCCAAGTGCTTTGGCATGTTTACCAACTTCTTAGCCTGTACGTCAATAACTACAGGTGAATCACCCAAAGCAGAACCGTGAACGTAAAGACCGTTGATAGGGTGAATCTCATCAGGTGAAGAACCCTTTGCCACGTCTGCTAACTTGATGTACTCATAATCTTTGGTGTCAATACCAAAAGAAGTCTTGTTGAATGTGTTACTGAAACTAAACATAATTGATAAAATTTAAATGTTAAACTTATTATAAACTGTATTAATTACTTTTCAGATTCAATTCGGTCTATCAACCACTTACGGAATCTGTTCACCTTGATAACGGCTTTGTCATCGCTGCACATTTCTTTGGTCTGCAACAGACCGTTAAGGGCAGTCAAAGCGTTAAACAGGTTTTCCTGATAGTCGTTTCTTTCTTCCATCACTTCTGAATTTTAATGTAACCACTGTGATTTACCACCGTGGTGTCTGTTGTTACTATAACTGTGCGTCCGTTTGCTTCAACGTTCTGTGAAGTCTTGCAAGAACCAAAGACGCATAAAACCACAAAGCAGATAACAGTCCAAAGGACAAATGCACAGGTGGATTCAACCACCTCAATCTTTTCTTTTTTACTCATCATAATTACTTTTGTGTTCGATAAACTTAGCCATCAGTCTGTTTTCTGACAAGAAGTCAAGAACAATCTGAAACTCTTTCTGTAACTGTTCCAACAACAGGTCGTCTTTCTTGTCCTGTATCAGAACCTCAGACACCACATGTCTTGCATCGAAGACTGTATCGTTTATGGCTTTCAGCAAATCTTTTTGCTCATCGGTCAAGTCTTTTGCAACGAAATCCATATCGTCACAAGATTTGCAAAGACTTTGAAACACTTTCAAAAGTGCTTTTTCTTTATTTTCTCTGTCCATATCACCTAATTTTAAATTAAACTTCATTTCTGAATCACGCTGCAAAGATACGGCGATTTTTTGAACCCACCAAATTATTTTTGTTAAAATGTCTTAATTGGCGATTTTTTTCTTTTTTCTCAGTTTTTGCGCTTTTCGGCTTCACCTTATAGAATGAGCCCTGTGCCCTTGTAAGACCCTGTGTGGTGTAATTGCCCACAGGGTCTTTTTAATGCCCTGTAGGTGGCTTATTTTGCGTCAGGTGGCTATGGTGGCGAATGTGGCTTATGTGGCTTATGCTGCATCTGCTGAATAAGCTGCATCTGAAACGTCAGGTGTGCGCCACGTCAGGGGTCAGTCCACATTCGGACACACCCAACGTCAGGCATGTGCAACACCCGGCTTCACATCGGCATCGTCAGACATCAGGCAACAACTCATCAGGCTTGTGCCACACCCAGTTTCACCTGACGAATATTTATGCGATTTCTCAGGCGATGATGCATCTTTATTCATAGGTTAAACTGTGTTAACGAAATGTTAAACTTCGTTTCATCGGCTTTTTGGCACGGCTCGCAGCAAAAAGCGTGCCAAACTGTGCTAACAACTGCTAAAAATGTGTTGGGAAATGTTAAAAATGGGTCGTTTGTATACCTTT